TTAATTCCTTGGGTCATCCCATTTGCCAGTGATCCAATAGTTGCAGCAAAATTGGCCATTGTGTAGCCAGCACCACTCACACCAGTTGCATCCGGACGAGATGGGAAAATGCCTGTAATGTATTCTTGAGTTGTAACCCAAGAAACCATGTTAGAATCGATGACGGGATCGACGGCAACATCAAATGAAGAAGTTGGATTATCTTGAAGATATTTGTTCAACCCAGCGACCTGTCCTGCGAGAACCAAAGTACCACCGTATGCCAAATAACTTATGGCATTCAAGAATTGATTTCCGATTTCTGTGGGTGTGACTGTGGTTGAATCGAATGTTTTGAAAAACGACCAAGTTCCACCTGATAGGTTAGGATATAACAATGCATTTGTGACACCACTCAATCGATTCAAATCTTGAACCAAATCTGAAGGATTTGTATACGCAACAAAGGTATCGGTTGTGGCACCTTTGGTTGGTGTAAAGGCTGTTCTTGCGTAAATTAGCCAACCAAACAAACCACCCGGATCAAAACATACACCATCTGCGTCAAATTGTGGTGCTGTGTAGCCCGTTCCAGTACGCATTGCCCCAACAAATGGAACTGAAATTATTTCTCTGTTATATTGGTTTGAGCTAATAAATGAACTGAGTGATGGCATGATGTCCCTTTTTATCTAAAATATTTAGAATTTTATGTGGGATACCAAACAACCCCTCCCTGAGAAAATGGCTCTCGGTCATCAAGTTCGTCCTTGTTGTCCATCATGAAAAGCACATTGTCATCTTCCGGCTTCTGCGCATCCTCATAATTAAATTTTGCGCTTTCGATCAAATCGGCATAATATTCTTGACGAGACAACCAAGCAAAAAATACAAGCGACATTACCAAGTCATCATTATGGCCTTCTTCTGCCTTGTAAGTATTTGCCTTTGAGACAAATGTGAACAATTCAGAAATTATTCTTTCATCGTTCAATAAAATTTTGTCTTCTTCGATCAATCTTTTCAAAATGGCACAACCCAATTTTTTGGTTTGTGTGGTGGTTCTCAGACCCATTTCACTTCTTCCAGATGATGCAAATCCTTGGGACAAAATTTGTCCTTTGCGACCCATCATTCTTGTCATGAGGACATTTTCATAACCCAAATCATTGTAGAGAATCGAAGAGACTTGTCCACCAATGTCATTTGTTTCGATCAAGGCATACGCATTATTGTATTGTTCACATATTTTTTTGATGATGGTGGGGAAGTTAAAGGGGCTGATTGTATTGTTCCTGAAAGTTGCAACAACTTTATATGGTGCTGAACTTCCATCAATCAGTGTAAATGCCGAGAAGTCAGAGCCCTGACCTCTAGAAACATCAGCCTGCAAGAAGTAAATTTGATCTTTTTCTGGTTTTGCAAATACCCGCAAACCTTCTTTATCTTCTTCCAAATATTCTTCGGGGGCCAAAACATTTAATTTTGAAGTTGATATTAGGGTGTTCGATGACCCCAAGAAACTACATCCATATTCTTGTTCAAACTGTTCGGGACTGGTATTTGCAATTTGCTCAGTGGCCCATTCATCATCTCTTAATTTGGGACTTCCGGGGCTGATTGGAGTTTCGCGCCAACTCACCTCAACTGGAACGAACATATTTTTTAACTTGTGACCTTGGTTTCTGTTTGCATCAACCCAAAGTTTATGAAAATGATTCATTCCATTTGGTGTGGAAACAATGATAAGTTTGGTCGTAGTACCAGCCGAAATGGTCGGGTACGTGGATGTATAGAATTCTTCTGCTACATGGCTTGGCAAGAAGGCGTACTCGTCCAACAGGAGCAGGTTATATGAGCCGCCACGGATCGCTGTAGACGATGTAGCGTCACACATGACTCTGGAGCCGTTTTCCAATTTAAAACTCGTCTTATTCCATTCTACAACTCCTTGTTGAAGGAAATGTGGTAAATTTTCATAAGCAAGTTGAAGTTTGGAGAACAATTCTTCTTTTGCCGTTTTTAAACGGTTTGCCAAAATTGCCACGTTCACGCTTTGGTTGAAAGTAACATAGTGGCAAATGTAACTGGTCACACAAGTAGACTTACCGCACTGGCGAGGCCACTTGGAGATTACGAATCGATTTTTATGCAATTCGTTTATAAATTTTTTCTGGTAGGGATAAAGTTTAAATGGAACAACACCCTTGTCCAAGGTTTTGACTTTGATGTATTTTTCACAAAAGTAGACGGGATCGTTTGCACATTTGACATATTCCTCAAACTCCTCTTTGGTGTATTGCATCTCCACACCGGGGAGTTTGAGTTTGGAATTGTTTCGATATCCCTGATTATTGTTGTTTCGGTTCATTCACAGCCTCAGCATCAACTATATCTTTATCCGTACTTCTTTCTTTGTTTATCAAATTTTGCAGATCTTTGGTAGACCCAACAAACACAGAATTGTTTGTCTGTTTGACTTCCACCTTTGTACCAGTTGTGTCCTTCGCTTTTTTATGGATATCCAGTACATTGTTGTTTAAATCCGCCATTGTCTTTAAAAGAATTGCAACAACTTCAAATGCTCTTGGGCTATCTGATTCAGTGGCTACTTTCAGAGCACTTTCCAAGGCAACATTTCCACTACCGATAAGTGACTTCAAATTATCTTGTACCAATGCATAATCTTTTTGAAAATTGGCAGTATCAAAGGTTCCACCCGATTGGGGTGGTTTATCCAAAGAACTATTTTGTCCTTCAGGGACATTGAAAAGTTTTGCCAAATTTTTATTAATATTCATGTTTAATCTAATCTAAAATCAACGCTTTCGGCAACCTGATTAATTGTGGTGACATTTGAGACACCGCCAAAGATGTAAGATTTGGCAACAAAATTAAAAGATGCTATGTGCAATCTTCTGCTGTTGAAATCTCCCTCATATTTATCCGTCAAGTTATTGGATACCATCACAATCGGAATGTTTATTGGATCACCCGAATCAGTCAAAGAAATTTTTATTATGTGGTCTGGTACAAAGAAAGGAATAATTTGCTCTACAATCTGCAACATATCATCGATATGTCTTGTATATGCAAAAAGATTTATTCCGACATTTACTGGTTGTTCATTTGCTATTTGGGTTCCAGTATTGTTGCAACCAGCACCACTGGGAGACAAAGCAATAGCCGAAGAGAAGCGAGCACGCCGTCTTGATGGGTCTGGCACAATGCTGTTTACGTGATAACTTATTCTTGGTAATTGGTTTTCTATTCTGGTACCATCTGTGATAGATGACGGATTCAAAAGGCGTTGAATAAACTTTTCTTGAGAGGCATAGGTAATTGGAACTCTTAAAGTTGTATTCGGGTCATTTTTGTTTTCATGCGAAACGTAAATGTTGTTGAACAAGGTTCCGAACCCAACCACCAGTTTTCTGAGACTTTTGTTGTAATAATATCCAAACATTGTTTACCTTTATGAGTCGCAATTGCTTGCTGGGTTATTCGCGTCAAATTCGTAAATAGCCGCCTCTTCATCCAAAATGTCGTTAATGCCAGCCGTTGTTCCAAGAATGTTGTTCAATGGAATCATCGTACTGCCGGAGAATCCAAATGTAGATGTGTAAGGTGCATTTACTGCAGGACTTGGAGTTGAAATCTTTTCGTAACTGTATGTGAAGAGTTCTGCTGTTATCTGATATGAATACAAGCGCCCCAATGGATACAAGGGATTTTCGTGTTCCACAAAGTTAATTTCAAACAAAGACTTGGATAGAGGAAAATAAATTAAATCTCCTTCCCGTGGACGAGTGATTGTTGGGTCTACATTCGTAACCTGTTCACGGAACCGTCTTCTTGCCATTAGCAAAGAAATTTTATCCTTGATCTCAATTCCAAATTGAGTGATTACATCAGTACCCTCAAAGCCTTTGTAGGATTGAATGTACATTTCAAGGGTATATGCTTTATCAAAGAAAGAACTGGGATCTTCACCAAACAAACGATCTATGTTCAATGCTTTTCTTGGAACATAAAGACAATCCTGTCCAACCCCCTGAATCAATTCCACGGT